GGTGATTGGAGACACCTTTTGAATATTATCTTCATCAGGGGACGTTTAGCGTTGACAAACCGTCATACGCTGTATGTTCTCAGATCGAAGGAATTTATTAGGATTAGAAACCCCAGTTGCCAGGAAGGAGTAGTTGTTGCTACGAAGGACATTAATTATGCAATTTTGGATAACAGTTTAGTAGATAGCGCTTACCGCTATCGTGACTGTGCAATAATTAGTTTCCCCCGGAGTATTCGACAACACGCAGATATCGTGAAACATTTCATGACTGGTGAAGATTTCCAACGCTTCACTGATTTGCGTAAAGCCGTGTTGGTTGGGTTCCCTCCTGAACGAGATATTACCGGAAGGACGTACATTACAGAGAATGTGCGTTCTTCCGATAGGATCTTGGATATGTCGGAATCCGTAGGTGTACAAGGACGAACGGAACTTATTCGTGACCACTTTGAGTACAATATTGAGACGCGTCCTGGTGAGTGTGGCTATGTGCTCCTATCAATGAATCCACAACATATTCGAAAGATTGTTGGGATTCATTGTTCGGGGCAACCAGACACGAATTACCAGGGTAATGCGACTCCAGTGTCACAGGAGATGATTGAAGCTTTGATGATGGCAATTTTGAAGACTGAGATCGTTATGGATGCGGTGATCGCCCTTCCGGACGATCCACTGCTGAAACCAACGAAGGTTCAGTGTTTTCCAGTGCCTGATTCAAGGTGTGAATCATATCTTGTGACAATGGAGTCGTTAGGCTCACATTTTTGTACTCTTGGTAGAATCAAAGATCCTATTTTTGGAGGTACTAAATCATCTATTGTACCTTCACCAATTGGTGAAATGATCGTTAAGAATAAGAGAGCCCCAGCTAAACTATGTCCGTTTATCAACGCAGAGGGCGCATATGTTGATCCTATGCGTCTGGCAATGAAGAAAGCGGATGTTGCACCCTCGTATATTGATAGTGAAATACTAGATGCTTGTGTGCAAGATGTGGCTCGAATGCTAAGAACACCCACAGAGAGAAGTTTCAAGCCGCTAACTCTCGAAGAAGCGATATGCGGAATTGATGGTGATCCATGGATAACCAGTTTAGCTCGAAGGAGCTCTCCTGGTTACCCGTGGATACATCAACGGTTTCGTGGTCGTGGAAAAGAACAATGGCTTGGGCAGAACGAG